ATGAACCAAACCGCGACGTGGTACAGCATTACGCCGTACCCGAACACAAGAACGCGCGGCACGATCCTATATGCGTCGATACGATCCGGCAGGTTCACGCCAACCCCATGACGGCATACTGGTATGAGTCGCTCCACGTCTTTCTGTGCGGCTTCCCTGGACGCCATGCCTCGATGTACTGCCGCCATGCCTCGTCCTCGTCACCGACTTCTGGCAGACCAATAGGAAGAGTCCAAAGCAACAAGCGCGCAAAGCACGCTGCGAGTACGTCGTTATCCGCAATCGCCTGATAGATGTCGTTTGAGTTGCGCGCGTAACACAGATCGTCGCACAGGTCTTGCGCGTATGCCGACGTGGACGGATGCTCTAGCACACCAACAACACCGCCGCCATGCTCGAACTGCCAGAAACCGCGTGCCGGTCCACGGATCTGACGACGATGCTCGAATCGGCTTTCCTGGTAGCCGATAGCAAGCAACATGGTCACAGCCTCGTCGGATAGCATCCGGTCAGGCAGGTGGCGGGTAATAGCGAATTCGATTAGGTCGCGCATGTTGTAATTCTACCACACTGCGATGATGTATTGCGTTGCGACGGCCGCGCCGAACACGGCACCTACGATCCATTCGGCGATTCCGGTGGCGTGCCGTCGGCTGATGGCCCATCCCAGGCGGTAGGCGGGGGCGAACAGGGCGACGGCAATCACGCCCGGCACCAAAGCCCACCAGGATGCAAACGCGGTCGGGATCACTAGCATCATCGGCATGTAGTGCAGGCCACGCAACGCCATGCCTGTGCAGTCGCGGCGGCGTTGCCAGTGCATGGAGCGGGTGCGTCCTTCGTTGACGATCACATCACCAAGCGCCGCATGAACAGGATGGATGCGTTCACCAGACTCCGCCCACTGTGGTCCGAACAGATTGAATAGCACGCGGTCGATCCACTGCACTTCGGGATCGTCTGCCCAGCCGGTTTTCTTGTTGCCGCAATCGAAATAGCTACCCCAGCCTTGGACGCTGCCCGCGAGGTAGAGCGCGGCGAGGTAGGTCGCCGGCAGCGCGCCGATGAATGGCCAGGCGATCAGCCCGACCAATGGGGCGGCCACCCACAGGCTGCGGCCCGGGCGAGGCAGGTCGAAGCCGCCGCCGCGATAGCGGTGGATGAAGGCGCCGGCGATGGCTGCGGCGAGGATGGCGATGATGGCGTCAATGATCATAAGTCACCTCGATTCCGTTGCGGGGAACGACCACGTCACCGCCTCGATGCCGGCACGGTCGCCGTTCTTCTCGGCCGCGTTGATCTGGGCGACCAGCTCGCCCTCGCGGGCGATCAACTGGCCGCGGCGGGCGGCAATATCGTTCAGCGCCTGATCCACGTCAGCGACCGGGTGGTCGGCGTGGAAGACGTCGTCGGAATCCTTCCAGCTGGCGAACGTGGTCAGCCCCTGCGCGCTGGCGAAGTCGAGCGCCTCGCGCAGCGCCGCCCGGTTGCCCGGGTCCCCGGCGTAGCGGATGGCGTTGACGGTGACGCCGGCGGCCTCGGCGGACTTGCGGCCATCCTCGATCGAGGCGCGTTGCCGAGCTGCCAGGTCTGCAATCGGCAGTGGCGGCGGATCGGCAAGCACAGGATAGCCATCTTTGCCTGGAACGATTCGCTTGCCATCTGATTGGCCAGCAAGTAGCGCCTGATGATCCGCTCTTGTGATTTGTACGGCATCGTCCGGCACGTTGTTGCCGTGGATTGTGCTGTCGTAGAAGCCGCCAGTTGATGCGCTGTATTCAATAGCCATTTCAATGCCCTATAGCGATGTAGTTGATCCGCGCGGCAGCGGTGTCCGCGTCAAACTGCACCTCCTGGAGTGAGTCGAGATTCACGGTGCGAATCGCGTAAATCCCGCCACCAGTCCCGTAGTCATTTGCGACCACAGCAAAAACCGCATTCGGAAATGAGAGAGGAAAAGCAAACGTGTCCGGAGTCGTCTGCATAGATGGCTGATCCCATTGAACGATCAATCCGCCAAGCCATGTCGGTAAGACGATGTATCCGCTAATGCCGAAAGATGAAGAAAACCCCCACCGAAGCTTCTTCGGCGTAACGGCCGTGGTGTCGTCCGTCCCGGCATCGGTCTGCGCCTGGGTGGCGATCTTGACCAGGCCGAGCAGGCTTTCGGTTGCCTGCTTGATCTTCCCGGCGAGCTTCTTCGCCGTGATGAAGCGGCTGTCATCGGTACCGGCATCGGTCTCAGCCTGGGTGGCAATCTCGGCGAGGCCGGTGCGTGACTCGGTCGCACTGCGCGCGGACAGGCTTGCCGGAGTGACGGCGCGGCTGGCATCGGTGCCGGTCTGCGTTTCGGCATCGGTGGCCAGCTCTACAAGCCCCTTTTGTGCATCTGTTGATCCTGACTTAAACTTTTTAGCGCTACCAGACGAAAAGTCTTGCACCAGCAACAGGTCGTTGGTGCCATCTAGGTCGTCTGAAAGCAGCTCGGTTAAATCTGTAATTTGACGATTAGCCATTATGAAACAACCTGCCTATCTGTGGTTCGACGCCAATCTGTTCCGTCACTGAACGCGGTTACTGCGCCGCCTGTTTCGTCAGAAACATATACCATTCGCGCTTCGTTTTCTGCTGCGTCCGGCAATGTCGACACGGTGTATGAATCAAGTTTCCCAAACGAGCCGGACTCAAGGTAACGAATCCACAGACCAACAAGCCAAAAGTTCCAATTCATCCATTGTCGTGGAGGTATTTCTCGCCGGTCCCATCCAGATTCTTTCCTTGCTGTTGGTGGCTCTACTCTGTTTATCTGACCACTGACTGGGTCAACTTCTTCAACAGTTGCCCAATCAGGGTAGTGGGTTGGCTTTGTTGCCATCGTTATACCTCAAAAAGCTCTGAAATAACTCCGCCGTCTACTGGCAGAACAGGTGATTCAAAATCGTTAATGCAAAGCAAATCCACGCTATCAATCGACAACAGATCGCCAGCGCCTACGTCAAGGTTAACACACCCAAGCTCACCCCACCCGTCTCGGTCAACATAGCTTGCTAGTGTTAATTCATTGACGCCAAACGGCAACTCGCCACCAGACTCGGTGATATATATAGTGCCAACACCGGCCGGGACCAACTCACGCACCCGTCTCGCCTGGGATTCGTCAATATCGCCGCGCACGTAAATCTCGATCTTGGCGGGCCATATCTCTTTGTAGATAACCGCATCGGCACCGGCAATGCGGCGCAAGAACTCGATAATGCGCTCCGGCTCGCCACCTGATTGGTTCAGGCTAATGCGTAGCTCGATTGCCGGGCGGTATTCGGCATCCGTGCGGCCTAGCCGTGGCTCACCTACGATCTCGCCCATCTCGTCAAGTTGCGCGCCTACCGCTTCCGGCACCCATCGCTCTGTCAGCACCGACCATACGGCATCCTCTAGTTCCTGCATTCGCTCGGAATACAGGCCCGCGATATTCTTTAGCCCGTCCGCGTGCTCATAATATGACGTGAACCGCGCGTCACCGTCATCGCGGTGCGTTAGTATCTGATTATACGGCCAATCAGACATCGTTAACCGTCACCGTAATTCTTGATGCGTCGAATAGGGCGATCTCGTTTGCGCCGACTTCGATGTTCGATTCGGCATAAGTCGGCTCAGTATTAGCATCAACACTTGATCCGATTGAAACCGTAATCAGCTCAAGCCCTGGTACGTTGCGATAGACAGGCCCATACAACGCCTGATAATAAACATCGTCGCCAACCTCTAGGCCGCTGCCATAATCGACAATGGCATCGGTAACTGCCGATTCGTAACCATCCGGGAAGTCGCCCGTGCTGTCAGGATCAAGCTCGACCTGCACCCAAATGTATAGCGGGATCGGTCGGCTGAACGAGATCGTTTGTTGCTCGCCTTCGGAATCAAGAACGGTCAGGGTTAACTCGCCCGTTGTCTCGATGCCGGCGGGCTTGACTTCCCAAATCAGATCGGCAACGTCCTGATCGACGCCGCCACTAACCACCGCCTCGAACGAGTGCGGCGGTCTGCCGTCGCTGTCTACCGTGTCCGTTCGGTTCTCGATGATGCTCACGGCAGTTACATCGTCAACCTGCTGACGCAGCCGCGCACGTATAGCCTCGACCGTGCCAGCGCCAGTCACCTGTAGCGACTCTAGTCGTCGCTGGCGAAGCTCGGCATCTGTCTCGGTCTCGCGCCCTGCCGTGCCGTCGTCGGCATTGGTGACGCTGTCCCAGCCGCTAACCGGCGTCTCGATGTTCGTGACCGTGCCAGCAAGTGCCAGCACCGCACCAGACTCGACCGCGATCATCTGTTCCTCGCCGCTGCCAGTACCGTCAAGCGTTACGTCTTGCACCAAGTCAAACAGGTCGCCATTGTCGTTGCTGGCTTGGCTGCCTGCCGGGATAACCGTGCCAGCCACCCCAGACAGTTGCACGACAACCGTTGTCCGCGTAGCAGGCAGGCGTGTAATGCCCGTCAGTTGCGCCGCTCCATCAAGAGATCGCCCCGATGCACTGGCAGGATATTGGCTG